TAATATGGATGGGAGACTATACAGACAAGAGATGGAAGCATCATTCGAGACAACAGGTAATCGTGCTGCATACAATTTTGATAGAGATATTCATATCAAAAAGGCTGATGGATTAACAAGTGAACGATTTATAGGTATGGATTTCAATGTTGATAATAATAGTGCAGTCATAGCTTGTGTTTATTCTGATGGGACTATTCATTATTATGATGAGATTCGACAGTCTAATTCTAATACAGAAGCTATGAGCAGAGAGATGCGTAAGAGATGGGGCTTACATCCAATATTCCCTGATCCAGCTGGTAAGGCACGATCTACCACATCTAATAGATCAGATCATCAGATTTTAAAAGACAATGGATTCCAGGTGATTGCGAGAGTTGCCCACCCAACGCAGAAAGATAGATTGAGTGCATTGAATAGAATGCTATTAGATGCTAAAGATAGAATCAAGATGACCATTGATCCATCTTGTATATACTTAATTAAAGATTTAGAGCAGGTGCAACGTGATAAGAAGGGCGGGATTGATAAGAGCAATCCTGAATTATCTCACATGTTGGATGCTTGCTCATACTACATAGAATACAAACATCCAATCGTTCAAAGGGTTGGAACTTCGATATCATGGAATTAATACTCGGCTTCTCATTGGGCGTAAACATATTATTCATAGGGTTATGGATAATAGGGTGGCGAATGGATAAGGAACAGACATCTCCTAAGATGATGAACACTATCCTTAATGATAAAAGTAATTGGAAATTCAAAGCATGAGAAGCGTAAATAATGTAGTAATGCCAGAACTATCAGAATCATTGGTAATGGAATCGGTAAGGAAAGCCCAAGAAGGTGTGGCAAATAAAGAAGATGCAGAAAAATCAGTAGCATTAGATTTCTATTATCACAAGGATGTAGATAAGCATATAGACCAATGGTTTTCAAAGGCTACATTGAATCAGGTTCCATCTTTCCCACAAAAGATTGTTCCAAGATTCGCTAAGGCTCGTATGATGGTCTATAAGAACGCACCTATCAGAATGATTAATGGTGATGTGAGTGAAGATTATAGGGATTATTCGTATAAGTTAGATTCATCTATTAAAGAGTTCTCTGAATTGGCGTGGCTTACTTCAAGCATGGGACTCAGAACACGTTGGAATGAACGTAGATCCATCTTAGAATATGACATTATTCCGTTCTTCAAGAGATATATGGTAGATGGAGAGATGCGTGGCGTATCGTATGAAGTAGAACGGGATGCGAAGAATAATAGAATCTTTGTATTCTGGTCAGATGAACTTCATTTCAAGTATGATCAAGCCGGGCGAATGATTCAGGTTAACGATGGCAATGAGAATCCTTATGGTGTTATTCCTGTTTCATTCATAGATTACCCACAGTCAGCAGGGGATGTCATAAGGGCTGCAATTCAGATAGGGATAGCAAATACAGAGATAGCCTTAGCCGAACGCTTTTCGTTCGGTCAGCCCGTAGCTACTGGCTTAGACAATGCAACCACTCTATCAATGGGTATTGATAAGGTGATGATACTTCCAGAAGGTGCATCGTTTAGCTTTGTAGGCAATCCCGGTAGCCTTAAAGATATGACAGAGGTAACTAAGTCATTTGCTAATCAAACGGCTATTAACAACCATCTAAGGATTAAGTGGGATGACTCGGCTCCCGTAAGTGGTGAAGCATTAAGGATGTTAGAGATTGAGAACCTTGAAGTGCGTGTCTCAGATATACCTAAATGGCGTGAATGGGAACGTGAACGCTATGACATAGATAGGTCAATTATTCGAGCACATACAGGCAAAGATTTAGGTGAACGATATTCAGTAGATTTTGCTGAGATAGAATTTCCAAAGTCTCCACAAGAAGAACGTGCTGAATTAGATTGGAAACTTGAGAAAGGTCTTATTAGTCGAGAAGATTTATTCAGACATTTCAATCCAGATATTTCAGATGAAGATTTAAAAACCAAACTTGGCGAAGTGGATGAAGCAAAAGCAGTAGAGACTAAGGCAACACCACCGCAATTTGAAGGACTAAGAAAACTTGGCTCAATTAGTTCATAATTATCTTGATAAACTCGATGGGTTACAAGAAGAAGTGATACAGAACGCTGATAATATATTAGATGCTATTGATATGGATGACCTATTGAATGATCCAGAAGGCTATCTATTAGCTTTGGGTGATGCTTTCCTTAAAGAGCATATTGACGAGATTCAGGAAGCTGATAAAGAAGGTAAGAAGTTTGCAGAGAAGGTTCTAAAGAAATCATGAGTGTAACAGTTACAAAGAACTTTGACTTAGGAAAGATAAATCTTGATGTCCATAAAGAATTAAATCTTGTTGGTGGTATTATTAAGAAAGACCATTATCAGAGATTGGAAAGCGGTCAGGGTATCAATGGTAAGATGCAATCATTAGCACCATCTACAATTAAGCGTAAGGGGCATGGTAAAATTCTCGTAGATAGCGGTAAAATGAGAAACTTGGTAGTAGATAAGGCTACGAAAACAAATCAACAGGTAGTGGTTCATCCGGGAACAAGTAATTATCTAAAGAGTAATGTGTCAATGGATGAAGTAGGTGAGTTTCACCAGAAGGGCACAAAGCACTTACCTAAGCGTGAATGGTTCGGTATCACAGACAAAGTAGAAAAAGACGCTTTAAGGTTAATTGAAGCACGAATAGAACGAGAAATCCAAAATGCCTAATATGGAAATCATAGTGGGAACACAACTCTCTAACGTGGCTGCACAAACCACACTTGATATTCAAGGCATAGTTACATCTATGAAGGCAAGTGGTATGTCAAATTCTGCTATTAAAGATACGCTTATGGCTGATTTAACGGGCGGTGGTAGATTATTCGGTAACTATCGCAATCAAGTAAAGAACACAGTTAAGACCGGAATAGGTATGGCAGGTAATAATGCTTCCAGATCCACGTTTACTAAAGCAGGTGTTGATCAGTTTCAATGGGTATCAGTAGGCGATGGGAAAGTATGTCCAGACTGTGAACCAAGACATGGTGAAGTAGAAGATCTAAAATATTGGGAACTTATAGGACTACCACAGAGTGGGTTCTCTGTTTGCCAACAGAATTGTAGATGTCAATTAGTTCCTGAATCATATAAGGGCGAGAACCTTGATAAGCCTTTAATAAGGGAGAAGAAGAAACCTTTATCTGTAACTGATCCAAAGATGGCAGGGAAACATAAGACGGTAGCCGACTCAATTTCATGGATTAAGACCAACGTGGGAGCCACAAGTGTGAGCCTAAGTGGATTAGATATAAGCACGGCGAACAGGATAACTAAGTCATTTAAATCAAGAATAGATGATGGATATAAATTCACATACAAGAAGGTTGATACTTACAGATCAAATTCTGGCGTTATAGCAAGATCAGGCACGGAGAGACTACGATTCAACCTAAAATATACTGGAGACATAAAGAATTACGAAGGCTTTACTGCATCGAGGGCTGAACTTAGTGGACATTTCCCATCTGGGTGTAAGACATTTGAATCTATTTTGACTCATGAATTGGGTCATGGGCTGGCCATAGATGATGTGTACGGTGTAGGCAATAGAGTGCGTTACGGTTCAGATACAGGAAGAGCATTAGGCAAGTTGCAAAGCGAGTATTTCAGGGAATTAACAAGTCTCAATAAATCGTTTCAGAAGAAATGGGTAGCGAGTGGCAAATCGTTACAGGAACTAAGGGAGTATAAGGATTCTTTTAATAGTGGTCGAAGCGTAATCAAAGACGGTAAATCGTACTGGGTTTCAACAAACAGAACCAAAGACTATTATAAAGAAGTATATGGAAATGTATTTATATCTGACTATGCCAAAAAAGCAATACATGAGTGGGTGGCTGAGGGATTTACTATGGCTATAAACTCCCCTGATCCTTCACCGTATGCCCTAAAGATTCGGGATTTAATATTAGGAAAATATAAATGACAATACTTCCACCTCAATGTATTGCCTGTATTCATTACAATTCAGATGATGTAGTTAAATTTTCCTGCAAGGCTTTTCCAAACAGAATCCCCGATGAGATACTTGAAGGAGAACATGACCATTCAAAACCATTCAAAGGCGATGGTGGAATAAGATTTGAACCAATTAAGGTTCTTAAACAGACAAAGGTAAGTAAATGACCGAAGATACAGCACAAGTCGTGCAAGAAGTGGCTACAAGCCAAGAGACACCAAGTAACCCTGAACTTGGTGATGCTATTGCCGAAAGCAAGAAGTATAGATCAAGGGCACAGAAAGTAGAAGCTGAACTTGCGACCTTACAGAAGCAAGTAGAAGATAATCGAACAAAGCAAATGGAAGAACAGAATCAATGGAAAGTCTTAGCAGAGGAACGCAAGGCACAGATTGATTCATTGACTCCGATTGTTGATAGATTTAAGGCTGATGAATCCAAATACATGGATGAACTACTTTCAGATTTCTCTGATGAAGATAGAGAAACATTCAAGGAATTGCCTATAAATCAATTAAGGGTAGTTCATAACAAATTAATTAATAAACCAAATGTTCCGAATGTTGATTCAACTCCGGCAGGTGCATATCAAGGATATGATAGCTTGGTAGATGCAGCTAAGGATGTAGCCCTCGGAAAACTCAATAAAACAGCTTATGCAAAAGTCAAAGAAGCCTTTACATCTCGAATCAATTGAGAGTAATCCAACTTCTGGGATAGACACCGGAAGCGTGAAGTCTGCCATCACTAAAGATGGCGAACATATATACGTTTCTAAGGGTGAGCAAATCCCTTATGAAGATGGCTTTAGAGTATGTGTGGGGCAAGAGAGTGTTCCGGGCGAAATAACATCAACATATTCTCATATCTCACAAGAGAGATGGGATGCGATATTTGGTAACAAAGGAAAATAAACATGGCAACAGGAGACTCAGGAAACTTTGCCGGTGGCTTGCTTGAAGTAATTCAAAGCGAAGCACTAATAAAGTTCTCCGAAGCAAACGTAACACTTCCGCTTATTACGGTTAAAGGCGAACCAAAAGCGGATTCAATCACATTCATCGCCTATAACGCAGGTTCTAACACACTAACGAGTGCAGACGTAACTGCAACTGCAGAAGGCACAGTAACACCTTCCACTGCTCTTGATACCGAGAAAAAGACTGCAACGCTGGATATGTATTCCGTAATGGTTCCAATCTATGACGAAGCAATGCTATCAAACGCAGATGATGTAGCTTCAAATGCAGGTGCTTTAGTCGGTAATGCAATGGCTGCTAAGTTAGATGCTTTAGTCAATGCCGAATACTCCAACTTCTCCAATAGCGTTGGAACTTCAACTGCTGCATTAACTGTTGATGATTTGTTTTCAGCTTTGAAGAATTTGAAATCAAACTCAGCAATGGGTGCTCCACAGGCAGTTTTAGATCCTGCTCAAATCTGGGGAACGTATGGCGTTCATAATGACCTTGTAACTGCTGCTCAATTCGCAGGTTCAGGCGTTCAAGATGAAGGTGCTCGTAATGGATTTGTTCAATCTATTGCAGGAATTAGTATTCATTCTTCTCCTGAATTTAGTGAAGCTTCAAGTGCAACTAAAGGTGGTGTTTTCACAGCCGGTGCATTAGGTTTCGGTT